CAGGTGACCGTCTCAGGCCTGCGCGTTCAGGTCAGCATCCAGAATGCGGGCGGCCCTTCCATGGGCCAGGCCACGGTGAGGGTGCATGGCCTGACGCGCTCGATGATGAACGAACTGGCCCAAGTCATCCGGCTGGCCAACGGGTCCGTGACGATGCGCTTTAACCAGATCATCATCGCAGCGGGTGATTACGGCACCAACCTCACAAAAATCTTCCAAGGGCAGATCACCCTCGCCCCGATCCAGATGGCCGGCGCCCCGGACGCCGTTCTGGAACTGGCCGCGTATGCCGGCGCCTTCGAGCAAGTGCAGATGATCCCGCCTAGCAGTTATTCGGTGCCGGTCGACGCGGCGCAGGTGTTGGCGAACCTCGCCGCTCAGGCGAGCCCGCCCTATGCCTTCGAAAACAATGGCGCCTCGGCCATTCTGGACGCACCGTATTTCAGCGGCTCATTGCGCGAACAGATGTACGCGTGCGTCCAGCAGGCGCACTTCGAGTGGAACAGCCTGGATGATGGGGTGCTGGCGATATGGCCGAAGGGCGGTTTTCGTTCTGGCAGCGCCGATATTCCGCAGATCGTTGTCACGGCTCCTGCCTCGGCTCCGCTCATTTCCCCGGCGACCGGCATGCGCGGGTATCCGACGAACTGGAATCTGGGCGTGGCGATTACCACGCTTTTCAATCCCAAGCTGCGCATCGGCAAGCTCTGCCAGGTGCAAAGCAGTCTGCCGTTTGCGAACGGGACCTTTGTGATGTTCGATATCTCGCACGAAATCGAAAGCGAAATGCCGGAAGGCCAGTGGTCGACCTCGTTCCATGGCGTTCCCACGTCCAGTGACCTGTATCCGGCACCATGATCAACGCAGGCGAAGGCTATTCGGGCCTTCAGAGCCCGACTGATTTCCTGAACGAATTCAACGCCCAGAATTTCCTGATCTGGTCGATCCTGTCGCGCATCGCTACCGCGACGCTGGTCCAGGTGCAAGAGGTCACGACCACCGGGGGAGTGGCGCCGGTCGGTTTCGTCAACATCCTGCCTCTGGTCAACCAGATGGACGGCTCAGGTAACACGACGCCGCACGGGATCATTTTCAATTGCCCGTACCTGCGGATGCAGGGGGGCGCGAACGCGATCATCCTGGATCCGCAGGTGGGCGACATCGGGATCGCAGTCTTCGCCAGCCGTGACCTGTCCAGCGTGATCGCGAGCAAGGCCCAGGCCCCACCGGGCAGCCGGCGCCGGTATGACATGGCCGATGGCCTATACCTTGGCGGAGTGCTCAATGGCGTGCCGACGCAGTTCGTAGAATTTTCCGCGACCGGCATCCGGATCAGTTCGCCGCAGCAAGTAAAACTTGACGCGCCGGACGTGTTGCTTCAATCGGGCAGCACGCTGGAAATTGATGCCGCGACGCTCTCGTTTACGGCGCCCACGGTGAACCTTACCGCCTCGAGCGGACTCACCCTCACGACGCCCTTGCTCACGATCAACGGCAACATCGCGAGCACCGGCACGATCACCAACAACGGGCTCCCTGTCGATAGCACGCACGTGCACACGGGAGTCACCACCGGCAGTGGCAACACAGGGACACCGCTCTGATGAGTACGACGCTTTACCTGGATCCGTCCGCGTGGGACCTGGTCGTGGACGTGAACGGAAATCTCGCCGTCGCGACCGATCCCTATGGCTTGGCGCAGGATGCGGCGAGCGCGCTGCGCACCTTCCTGGGCGACATCTACTACAACCAGGCGCAGGGCATCGACTACTTCGGCCTGTTGCTGGGAACGCCGGTGTCGCTCACGCTTTTGAAGTCGACGCTGGCAAGCGAGGCGCTGAAAGTTCCGGGAGTGGTGTCGGCACGGGTTTTCATCTCCGCCTTCGATCCTATCGTTCGACAGGTGAACGGCCAGGTCCAGATTACAGACGCAACCGGCACGATCGCCGCGGCGAGCTTCTAAATGCCCACCAACGTCCCAGCGCTCGCCTTCACGTCGACCGGATTCGTAGCACCGGCCGAATCGGCCATTTTGGCGGGCGTACAGCAGGATCAGATGGCCGCCTTGGGCGCCGGCCTCACCACGGGTCTTTCCACGCCGCAGGGACAACTGGCGCAGAGCCAGACGGCGATTATCGGCAACTCTAACAACCAGCAGATCGCCCTTTTCAACGGCGTCGACCCCGCTTTTGCCAGCGGGCGGATGCAGGATGCGATCGGACGCATCTGGTACCTGAAGCGCCGGCCGGCGCAACCGACGGTCGTCAGTGCCACGTGCTACGGCCGTACGAATGCCATCATTCCGGTGAACGCCCAGGCGGTCGACCAGGCCGGCAACATCTACTACTGCGCAACCAGCGGCACGATCCCGGTGGGCGGCTCGATCGTGCTGCCGTTCGCGTGCGCCATCGTAGGACCGACGGCCTGCCCGATCGGGTTCCTGAATCGCATCTACAAGGCGATCCCGGGCTGGGATTCGATCAACAACCTGGTGGCCGGCGTCGCCGGGACCCTCGTCGAATCCCGCTACGCCTTCGAAGAGCGCCGGCAGCAGTCGGTGGCCAACAATGCCCAAGGATCCACCCAGGCGATACAGGCCGCCGTCCTGGGGCTGCCGGGCGTGCTGGATGCCTACACCATCGACAATCCGACCAGTTCGCCTGCATCCATCGGCGGGGTGACGATCGGGGCCAATGCGGTTTATTGCGCGGCCTACGGGGGCTCGAGCGCGGCGATCGCCAAGGCGATATGGACCAAGAAAAGCCCGGGCGCTCCGACCACCGGCAACACGGCCGTTATCGTCTATGACGACGGTTCCGGCTACCAGGCGCCCCTTCCCTCCTACACGATCAATTTCCAGATCCCGACGCCCACGCCGGTCCTGTTCGCTGTGTCGATGCAGAACAACACCGGCGTTCCGCCCAACGCGACGGTGCTGATCCAGAGTGCCGTGATGTCCTCGTTTGCGGGAGCCGACGGCGGCCCGCGCGCGCGCATCGGGGCCTGGATACTGGCCAGCCGCTTCTACCAGAACATCGCGGCGCTCGGACCTTGGGCCGTCGTGTATTCGGTGCAGATCGGCACGTCGGTGGCCAATCAGACCGCGATCCTGATGCAGATCAACCAGGTCCCGACCATCACGGCCACCAACATCGCCGTGACCTACACATGATCATTCCGGACGAGGACACCGGGGGCCAGTTTCAGTTCTACGTGACCCCTGGCCCGACGCTGCTGGGGGTGGGCGACGGGGGCACCAATCAGTTTTTAATCGGCGCGGTGGGCCAGGAAATGGTATCGGCCAACCTCTTTGGCCTGTGGCGCAACGACTGGCAGGGCAACCAGGCGCTTTACGCCACGCCGCGCACGAACAACTTGCTGCAATCGCAGGCCTTCGGCCAAACGCCGTGGGCCACTCTCGGAAGCGTCACGCTTGGCGCGACCGCCGGCACGGCGCCGGACGGTTCGAACACGGCCACGCTTGTCACCCAAACGGCCAACGCCAGTTCGGTCTACCAGGATGTGGCCTCGATCGGCACCCAGGCCTGGACAGCGTCCGCGTACGTGAAGGGTGCAACCAGCACCGACATATCGCTCACGATCTTCTGGTTCACGGGCGGAACTACGCAGTCAGTGAACGTGGCGATGAACCCTGCAACGGGGGGCCTGGTTGCCACCGGTTCGAACATCGCGACGCTCACCAACTATTCGATCACGGCACTTCCGAACGGCTGGTATCGCATCTCGATTTCAGGTGTGGGCACCGATCCGAATAACACCAAGGTGCGCTTCCAAATCTACGACTTCACCGGCGCGAACGGCAGTTACTACCTGTGGGGCGCCCAACTCGAGGTTGGCAATAGGGCCACTTCCTACCTCGTCACGATCCTCACCACGATCACGCTGACTGACTACGTGTTCGATGCCCTTACGGGCCTCATCAAGTTCACTGTCACGCCGCTGCCCAATTCGCAGCTCACCTGGGTTGGCAATTTCATCTTTGAACTCGGCGAGCTACCGGCCTGGAAAGCCAGCATCGCAAGCCAGTACGCCAACAGCCCTGCATTGCTGGCTCTGATCCAGTCGTTCGAAGAATGCGTTGACCCGGCGGCCAACATCGAGGCCTTTTTCAACCTGATCTGGAATATCGACACGGCGCAGGGCTACGGGCTGGACGTGTGGGGCCGCATCGTCGGGGTGACTCGCATCCTGAACATTCCGACCACGACCGCGAAGTATTTCGGATTCCAGGAAGCCAGCGGCGCGCATATCGAGGGCTTCAACAATGCGGTGTTCTTCAATGTGAACGTCGCCTCGAACTTCGCCATTTCCGATGCGATCTTCCGCACGCTGATTCTGGTCAAGGCCCTGATGAACATTTCGCGCACGGCGACGCCGACGTACAACAAGGCGCTGATGACGCTTTTTCCTGGGATCGGCAACTGCTACGTGATCGAAACAGGCCCAATGACGGCCCAGCTCACCTTTCCGGCGCCGCTCTCCGTTGTGCAGAAGGCGATCCTGCAACAAACGGGCGTGTTCTCGCCGCCCACCGGCGTGACATTCACGATTGCCCCATAGGGACGCCAACCGATGCTTGCCAGTCAGATTCCGACCTATTTTCCAGAGCCATTCGCGATCAACGCCGGAGCCGGGTACACGCGCCCGATCCCGAAGAATTCGCAAATCGGCCTCATCAACGGGGCCGCGAGCCTGAACGATGGTTTCCCGCCGTTGTGCTTTCAGCCGATCGAGAGCGGCGGCTTTGCACCGTTCGGTCAGGATTTCAACGGGTTGCTCGAGCAGATCACGGCCGGCTTGCAGTGGCTTCAGGCCGGGGGCCTCGCGCAGTACAACTCGACGCTTCAGACCGCGATCGGCGGCTACCCGAACGGCGCCGTGCTGATCAAGGCTTCCGGCAACGGGTTTTGGATTTCGACGGCCGACAACAACGTAACCGATCCGGACACGGGGGGCGCCGGCTGGAACGACCTACTGGCCATTTACGTAAAGAACGACGGCCACACCTACGGCATCAGCATCACCGGCAATGCAGCCACGGCCACCACGGCTAACACGGCGACCTCGGCGCTGACCGCGGGCTCAGCAACCACGGCCACCACGGCCACGACGGCCGCCAGCGCGACGGTTGCCGGCAGCGCAAGCAACTCG